AACCAGCATTCATTCTAGCCGGGAATGTAATACCATCTGGTCCGAATCGATTCTTAATTACATGGAATCGTGCAGTATTAGCTTGTTTATCAGACATCTTACGACTTAGTGACATAACAAAGTCAGCAGTCATAATCTTACGATAACTATCTGAAATGTTATTGGCTTGAATAATGTCTTCATCCATAGCTGCTCTATTTGATTGAGAAGCACTCCAAATAGGAACTTGTAATTCACCTGCTACACCACGAAGTTCTTCATAAATACCACCAGCTTCACTGTAACTGTTACTATTTCGTTCACTTTGTGATGGACGAAGAATATCAGCATAATCAACGATAATCATATCTACCTTAGTACCGAGTGTTTGAATTCGTTCAGCATGTAGCTTCAAACTATGAGCAGATACGGTCTTAATTGGAAAATACTTAATAATCAATTTACCAGGTACTTCTGCAATCTTCTTCTTGACAATATCAATATTGTTACGAATATTTTGGAAATCAATTCCAGTGAAACAAGCATCATAACGAAGACCAACATAGTTTTCATTCAATTCCAAAGTATAATGTAATACATTTTTACCTTGACGCATTGCTTCTGCACCCATTTTGGCAAGAACCCAACTCTTACCACTACCCGCACAAGCGGTAATGATTCCTAGTTCGCCACCAGCAAGTCCACCATCCATAATACTGTCCACTTCAGTCCAGTTTGTCTTGATAGTTTTACGAGCCATCTGACTCATACGCTTTTCAATATCAACCATATATTCATGTCCAATATTGCGTTCCATACCTGCTTTCATCGCAACATCAACTACATGTTTGATTTTATCATATTGACCACTCTTCAAATGATCAACACTCTCCATAATAGCATTCTTGATCTTTTGATTCTTACAAAATTCAAGAAACTGTTCTTTGATATACTTCAAATCAGTATCACTGATTTTCTGATAAACCAATCGAAGTTGTTCTATCACTGATTGTTTCAATATATCATTTTCAATGCCATCAACTTTAACCTTAAAAACTGCCAATGTTGGCAAATCCTTGTATTGAAGAAAATAACTAATCGTTTCTTTAACGATAAATTTATGCGCATCTGTCTCAAAACTATCTGGTTCCAAGATATCGCTAATTCTTTCAATAAATGTTTTATCCGATACCAAACCACTAATACATTTGATTTGAAATTCAGATCCGAATTTTTTTAGATTATCAATAATTTTTTCCGACATAATTTTTATATAATTTAACTACAACAACTATACCACACTATTTCCGTAAACCAAGATTATTTACAGAACCATCGAATTAATTTTTCCAAACACTTCATTTAACCATACCATACTGTTTGGAAAATTATTTTGCATACAGTCTTCCACCAATAATTTACTAAAACCAAATCTATCTAATTTGCCAATTGGTTTTTCCATAATTTCATTAATTCTCAATTGCGAGAATGATTGAATCTGTGTATCATGCAATTGCATTAAATCATAATTGCGTTGCATAATATGTTTATTTTCTAACACTGTATCATACAACTTCAATTTACCTTTATGACTATCACTATAGTTGTATAACTCTTGTAAGGAATATTGTTTATCCTCATTAAGAATGGGATAACACTTGATAATAGTTTTTAACCCTGCACCTTTAATACCGTCAATATTATCACTACTGTCTCCTTCCATAATTCTATAATTGATAAAGTTCTTACAACTAATACCATATTCCAATAAAATTTCAGCACAACCATACAATTTCTTTTTGGTTGGACTCCAAATTTTGATTCTATCACCGGCTAGTTGTAAGAAATCTTTATCCGCACTCATAATAGTAACATTACTATTTTTAAAGTACTCTTTAGCCAAATAAGCAATTGTATCGTCTGCTTCAATATAATCAATTGCCATTGTTGTTACAGGCAACTTATCTAGATATTGTACAGTTCGTAACAACTGTTTCTTTAGATTTTTATCTTCTGTATCTGGAGTGGTAAGATCGTCATAAGCTCTATTAAGCCTAATTTTAGTCTTTCTACCACTCTTATATTCTGGATAAATCTTTCGTCTTTTCAGTGAACCCCCTTGACCATCAGACACAATCACAATCTTTGTGGGATTGATTAGTTTTGCTGCATAACCAATGCTTTTTAAGCACCCTGCAATTCCACCAGTATGATTACCATTGGAATTGAGGGAGGGGGAGGCCATGAACGCTCTAATAAAAGTGTTCATGAAATCAACAATTAATACTTCAGAATCGGAGGATCTATTCAATCCTCCAACTCTGTCTTCTTGTTTTACATTGTCAAATAATGAAAACAACCTCTTTTTTTCACTGTCAGATAGATTACTCATTCTCAGATGATACACCAGCATCCTCTTCAGTGTCAACAACTGCGTCATCAACAATGACACTATTTGGATCTTTGTATTTCATAACTACAGCATCACAAATCTTCAAGTAAACTTCTTCACTCAAAACCTTGTCAGTCTTCATTGTTTCTACAAAGTCCTTGGATTGGAACTTCCATTCATTACCATCATCCTTCTTATAAGTATAATAAGCACCACCTTGTTTTACCAAGTTGTTTTCTTTCAATACTTTGATCCAACTACCATAATCAGCAATTCCACTATCAAAGTAAATATCAAAACTAGCTTGACGTTGTGGTGGACCCATACGATTCTTGATAACAACTGCTTTACATTCATTACCAATGACTTCTTCGCCTTTCTTGAGTTTACCAGTGTTATTCAAACGAACACGAACACTACAATGATAAGCAAGTGATTTACCACCACTTACTACCCACTTATCACCAAATGCCATAGCATTTAGATTTTGACGAAGTTGATTAGTAAATACAGTAAGAACTTTTTGTTTACCAATCATGTTGGTAATTTTACGCATTGCTTTACTAATAATAATAGATTTACCAGTAGCAAATCCATCCTTACCGTGATCGCTTTCTAATTCTGCCTTTGTAGAAGCAGCTGCAACGGAATCAACAATGATTGTAAGAATACGATCTTTATTAGATTTACGAACGATTCCAATCATTTTTTCCATTTGTTCAAAAATATCTTCAACGGTTTCACATTGAACATACAAAAGTTTTGATAAATCTACGCCAAGACTTTTCCAGAATTCAGGTGCTGCAGCATTTTCTGTATCAATAACTACTGCTACTCCACCTTTCTTTTGCGTATCGGCAACAACATGCGCAGATACTAGACTTTTACCAGTTCCTTCCAAACCATTGAATTCAACCATCTTTCCAACTGGCAATCCACCATGAGGACGATTGCTAATTGCTAGATCAAGCATAGAAGAACCTGTGCTAATCCAATCACTAATGTCGGCAGGATTTTCTTGTTCATCCAAGAAATATGCAATCTTACCGCCATCTTTATTGGCTTTATTTAACTCGTTTGCGAGTAATTCTACTAACTCATCTCTTTGAGGAGTTTCTTGTGTAACTTGATTTTTCTTTTTCATAATAATGTAAAACTAAAATAGGGGTGGCAGTAATATATACTACCACCCCATTACAAACAATTTATTTTAACTGTTAAACAAATTATCAAAAGCAGCTGCTACATCATCTGAATTTGATTTTGCTGCGGCAGCTGTTGGTGATTTATTTGTTGCTACCGCTTTTGGAGCAGGAGCAGGAGTTTCCTCATCAACAATTGTGTTAACTGTTCCTTCAGAAGGAATTGAACCGTCTGGATTCAACCAGGCATTCATTACTTCCTTCAATTCGTCATAACTAAATTCAGGAAATAAATCCATGATATTAGTCTGTTGTGCCAAGATATCCTTTTGGGAAGGATCAATTGCAACACTTGCATTTGGTTTGACACGAATTGTAGTTTCTGGGAACGACTTGCCAGAATCTTCTGCGGTGCGGAATTCTACTACAATGTCACGACCATTTACCAAATCAGTAATATCACCATAGTCAACATCACTGATAATGCTTAGAATTTCTTGATAAACATTTTTACCGAATCCCCAGAAACGAACACCTTCATTTTCCTCACCACGAACGAGGATAGGAGCATATGTACGCATCTTTGGTTCAAACTTACGACCCAAAATCCAGTCTTCCTTGTTTCCAGTCTTCTTCATACGATTTGACCATTCAACGATTGGATCAGGACGATTGAAGCTATCAGGAGATAGATAAGTCTTATTATTGATGTTGTAGTGGAACTTTAGTTCGATAAAAGGATTATCGGTTTGATACTTGTAGGGTACGATACGAACTACTTGTTTACCTGGCTTTGGTTTCCAAATTAGATTGGTTTTGTTGCCTTGGTTTGTTAGAGAGCTCAAACGACTCTTCAATTTTGATATGTCTAATGCCATAATTATTTTAATTAGTTAATTGTTTAATTAGTTAATTAGATAACTCACTCGAATTATTTAATGACAACCAATTAAGTTGTCATGAATATATATCACTCCCAGAAAG